CCTTTCTCCATATGTCCGGCTTTCTTTCGTGCGAGTTGATAGGCATAATTTACTCCGCTTGCTTTTTCAATAAATCTGGCAATTCCTCACCTATATCGATATTTAGGTTAGGTAATTTGCTTTCGTTGGCCTCTATAATGGTTTTTAGTTGGTCGGCGCATAGCCCATATACGTGAGCTGCACCGTTATTGAATGGGTAGAATTCGGCACCAGGCCTGTCAGACTCTCCATCCCACTCATTTACAAGCTGCTTTAACTCATCCATTAGTTCCATTATTTCTTACCTTTTGTGAAGTTGTTAAAAGTGAAACGCTGGGTTTGCTTGTCTTTGACGGTTGATACCATAGATACATGGCCTTTAAGTCCTCGGTAATACCAACCTTGTTTATCTATGTTGTCTCTTTGGATTAGTCTATTCATTGTTAAAATCCTCTCTGAGTTTTTCTTTGGCGACCAGGCGATCTAAAACGCGTCCTGGTGCTTCGTTATGACTTTCTAACCAGCTTAGGGTGCATGGAGCTACAACGGCTTGAAAACGCTTTCTGCGCTCTTCTGGTTGAATGGGTTTTCTTCCGATTCTCTTATTCATGCTCATCCTTATTTAATTTACTGTAGTAATTATACATCTAAATAAAAAGGGCCGTCAAGCCCTTTATTAAACAGAAGCTCCTGTGGCATCTTCCCATCCTGAGCCATTCCACCAGATCTGCTTAGATAAAGTGGAGTCCCAATACATTGCGCCTACAGTGGTAGGGGAGGGGCGGTTTGCAGTCGTTCCGTTGGGGATGTAGAAAAGCCCCAAAGGAGTAAATCTAAACCCTCCTTGGCCGGCAGCATCACCAAACTGACAAATAGTAGTACCCGATCCGTCTTTAAATACTACATCTTGACTGCTTCTTGGCATAATATCTAGGTTAGCACCGGTGGTTTTTGCCGTTATCTCATCTACTAAAAGATCTTGTAAAACCAAAGTCGAAGTATTACCTACGGTTAATCGGTATTCGTCTATTTTAGTGCTAGTTCCAGAGTCCGCGCTAAATGCAGCGTTTAATGGGTCGTTATTCGAATAGTAGGCTCCGTAATAATTATCTTTAATCACCGCGTTGACAGCCCCTGAGATAACCTCCCAGGGCAAATTAGTGTAAGTTCCTTCAAATCGGCAATGAGAAACAACACACCCATTAGAATCAGCACTAAACCTAACACCATCAGAAGTGCTTCCTGAAGCTTCTAGGGATGCGTCTTGGACATAAACATCATTACATACCCCAAAATCTAAATTAATACCGTTGTTTTGTCTTATAGGGCCGCCATACCATGAATTTGCATTCGCCTGACCCACTCCAGAAACCCCAGTGAATAAAACGCCATTGGTATTATTCACTACGTAAATATTGTCAAATTGATTATAAAACGCGCCTATTACTACACCTGGGTTTGATTCTCCAGCGGTGAAAGGATTACCAGTGATGTGCATTCCATAAGCGCCTGCCTTGGAAAAATCCTGAATCCTTATGTTATAGAAATAATCTGCTTGAACATTACACAAAAACATCCCTATGTCCGCATTGGCATTTCCTTTTAAAGTAAACCCGCCACATCTCCAGCCGGTTTCTAAACTTTGGGATTGTCTATAGGTAGCGTCTCCCACTTCTATCGCTGGGCCGCTAGCAACTTGAGAGTTAAGATCGACAGCATTCATTCCATCATAATAAATCTGTACCTCTCTCCAAAACGTGAGAAGGTTTACATCATATGAGCCGGCGTCTAGTTTTAGACTTCCTCTAGAAGATCGAAGCTCTTCAATAATCGTATTGATCGCTGTTGTATTTTCAGCCGCAGAATTAGAAGGATCAGCGCCAGCCATTTTAGAAGTGACATTTTCTAACCTAAGATCGTATTGGATCGACGCGTCTGTTGAGCTTTGAAGGATGTTTACTCCATTCGCAGTAAGGCCGGTTTTAGCATCAAATATACCATTTGCTCTATCGGCGACAATAAAAGCTTCGCCGACACTGGTCCCGTTTCTATCAATTAAATTTTGAGCGGCGTCTACATTGGTAAAAATCTCACTTTCTACCGCAGGATTTGCGTTAGTAATATTATCCGCTAGCTGGATGGCGTTAGATGTATTATCGTCAATCGCTTCTTGCTCAGTCGGGAATAACCATAAATCATAAGACCCATCAATAAAAGGGATTAACCTGGCGTTTCCTGTGGTATTGGGAAAACCCTGAGCATCTAATTCTAAACGGGCAAAGGTTGTAGTTGGGGCCGAATCATTCGCCATTACTTTTTTAGTGGTTGTGCCCTGTTCATAGGCTTGCATCCAGTAGTTTGGGAAGTCTTCGTATTGAGGTAATGTTCCTGCTATTGCTACAAAAGCCATTATTGTTGCTCCTGAATTAAATCTTCTAAAGCCTTTAATGCAGCTTCTTCGTTAATATTTCTTACTTTATCGATTAATTTTTGTTCGCCTTCTTGGAATAGCTGGCCTTTGGTTGTAGGTACTTGGGATAAATCTCCGGTTCCTCGCCTAATTTGCCCTTGAAAGCTTGTTCCTGCAGTTGTTCCAAAAATATCGTCCAAAGTATCAACAAATCCAATCTGACTTAAAATGTCATCTTGAAATTGCGCTCCGTTTGCTGTAGCCACTTCATCTAATTGATTAACTGCATCTAATACCCTAACCCTCGATTGAGCATTACTGGAAATCCTTCTTAATAACGTACCTACGGCCTTGTTAGCATTTCTTCCTGTTAGATCTATCTGTCTTCCTGCAACAGACTGTAGTTCATCCAAAGCCCCGATGGTTTGCGCATAAGTCGTATTCGCCTGGGCATAATCATTAAATTGGTTATCCAGTTGATTATCAATATTAGACCTGAGCCTTTTGAGCATGTTTTGCACTTGAGCATCCAATCCGGTTTGCGACTTGCCGAAACTGACATTGGCATCAATAAACCGTTTTAATTTATGAGCGTTTAGAGCGTCGTTTGAGCGAGTAGATTTTAAGCGATTAAAAATATTAACAATCGCTTCTTTTCCACCAACCACATCAGAACCCTTAAAGATGGGATCTAAATTTTGATTAAAATTAACACCCAAATCTTCTAAATCATCAACAAACTGCAATCTCGCGTCAGATATATCAACTCTTTGCCCTTTTAATTGTTGGTTAGCAATGCGATCTATTTCACTGCCCGCTCTACGGTTTACATCCCTAACAAATTTAAAGCGATCTAAGACAGACTGACCAGCTACATCACTAGGGCGATCTAATAAACGCCCCCTAACGTCTTTTTTGACGCGCTTAAAAGTATTAATCATATCTCTAAATTTAGACTTATCAACAGCACTAGAGCCTTCTATAAACGCCGCCACACCTTCATCCAAACCCTGCCTTATAGCCTCCTGAATTCCCGCAGCATTAATCTGTCTCGGGAATTGTGGGGCCGTAACGGCCTGCTGTTGCTGCAATCGGATTCTAGGCTCTTTAATTTTGGCAATCTGTTTAGATAGCTCTCCCGGTTTTGCAATAGAGCCTTTAAATGCCGCTGCCGCCAATGCTGTTTCAGGTGCTGCCTCTGTTATTGCTGCGCCTGCGGCAAATCCGGTTTGGGCCGCTTCTGATTTTGGTGTTGTGGGGTCCAATGTTCTTTCAATTAGATTAATCGGGTCAGCCAAAGCGCCTGTAAAATCGCCAACCGTTTGGGCAGCCAAGTCTCTAAAACTTCCCGCGCCCTCAATAATTTTATCAATGCCGGGCACTTGGGCCAACTGCTGAAGACCTTCCCCCAACAAACCCAATAATTGTTTACCTTGTTCGTTAACAGGTATTTCTAACTGCTGCTGAACCTCCCTAACTCTTTCCGCGCCTTCTAGCCCGCCATCTCTGATAGTTTCAATGGCTCCCACGCCCCCTGGTATAATTAGCTCTGTAAAAGGTTGTGCTGCAACACTAGCGACAGCCTGTCCTACTCCTCTCAATGCCTCTGGAGCCTGCCGAATCGTCTCAAGCACAGGCGTCACTAAATCCTCCTGAGGCTCTACTTGAAACCCTGGAGGTAGCTGGCTGGTTTCTTCTAATTGAAACCCTGTCGGTAATTCTTGTCCGTTAGCCATTGATAGGAACCCATTGACCGTTTCTAAAGATTATCCTTTCCCTTGTTTGCGGATTTATCGCTGTTTGCCCTTCTTGAAATTGTTGCTGTGTCGTTTCTTGATTTGTCGTTGTTCCTGTTTCGTTAGCTTGTTGATCTGTTGTTTGATTTGAAGCTCCTTGCTGTCTCCGCTGCTCTCTTAAGAACCCCGCAACAGTTCCACCCTGATCAAGAAAGTCAATTTGCTGCTGGAAATATCCTCTAAGCTTCTCCTGCGCTGATCGTTTACGCTGCAGGAAGTCTTTTAATGCATCCGGCTCTAGTCCGGTATCTAATGCCGTATCCTGAGCCAGTCTTAATTCACCTTCAGAAAGTGCGCCGAATGTTACCGATCCAATAACATCCAAAGCCAACTCATTCCTAACTTGATTTAACTCTCTTGTAGCTGCGCGAATATTTGGAAAAAATCGACTCTCAATAACTCCAGTGCTTGCGCCTCGATCAATTGCGCCTATCGCTCTATCAATGTTTCGGATATTCTGGTCAATTTTACCAATTCTCTCAAACCCGGTATCAATTGATTTAGCCCTAGATGCTCCAGTCTTTTTACCGAATTCTTCACGCTGTTTAATAATTTCGCTAGTTTCTGCGATTTGCTCTGCTTGTCCGGTTTCACTAATGGTCTGTAAAGCAGATCCAACAGCTCTAGGCTCAATACCTAACTCAATTAATGCCGCACGCCTCTGAACGTCCGAAGCCTGTTGGTCTTCAGCTATTCTCAATAGCTCTTGCCTGTTTCTTTGCTCTGCTGTCAGCTGTGGTTGCGTTCTACCCAACAAACCTTGCTGAGTAGCACGATTAACAACGTTTCTGGCATCCTCAGTTAATTGCAGTTGACCTTCAGGGGTTGATAGCATTTGAATAGCTTGGTCAGTATCTTGAGTCGGCCTGCCTTGTTGAATAAGCCTTTCTCTTCGAAGTTGAAGCTTCTGCAAGGCTGCCTCTGGATTATCTGATTCCAAATCAGGGAGAATTTCTGTTGCGCCTTGTGCGACGGACTCGAATCTGGCTAAATCACTAGCAACCTGCTGCTGTTCGACTTGTGATTGTAAGAGTTGACGCCTTAAAGGGGCGTCTTGAAGGTTTTGAAATTGCTGAACATTACCTAAAAGATTTTGAAAGGTTTGCCCTATACTAGAAGTGTCAGAGCCGAATAATAGTCTTGGATCAACACCATTAGCCATGCGACACTCCAATCATATCGTAATTAACCATCCCATACCCATCGCAGAAACTCACCGCCTCTGGATTTTTCTCAACTACATCAATAAACATGACGCCGCTTGATTTACCCTTAAGTCCGAATTTTTCATAAGCTTCGTCATTCCAAGTCCAGGTCCATTTATCATATCCGCTTTCTTGACCGATTATTTCAGCATCCTGTTTTAGCCTAGAATCCGAGAAAATACCTAACAAAGCGCCTAACCCCCCACCTATACCTTCACCTAGCTGACCTTGACTGCCTAGAACTCCGCCTAAAATCCCGCCACCCAACAAGCCGCCAGGGCATTTTGCTGATTAGCCCGCGCAATTCCGCCTGCCGCCTGAATATTTCCAATGTTCTGTAGTAATGGTGAGATATTTGAGCCTGCACCAATAGCCGTATTGGCTTGCGATTGGGCTATACCCGTCCCAAGATTCAGAAGGTTGCCAATATTGGCTGATTGTTGTCCGATTAATGGCTGCGCCGCTAGAAGCGTGTTTTGACTAAGTTGTGCAAGCGTATCACCCGCACTTAATCGACCTCTCGCCGCTGCTGCAGCATTGGTTCCTTGATCTAAGCGATCTAAACTCAGTTGGAATAATGGGTTGTTTTGAAGAAAATCAAATTGTGCTTGAGGGTCGGTTAAAAACCCCGCTTGCTCTATCCCTGATTGACCTAAGGCCGCAAATGGCTCTAAAAAGCCGAGACCTTGTTGGGCTGCCTGCTGCTGCGCCTGAATTGCATCTCTGGTCGCCTGCAGTTGCGCATCCTGACCTCTCTCTATCGCTCTTCTCTGGCCTCTACCAGTTAGAGCGTCAAATGCATCACTTACAAAACCCATAAACTCACCTTTTTACCAGTAAAGTTTTGGCTGAGTTGTTCGCAATCGAGTCAAAGCCTAACTTTTTCGCTAAATTTAATAACCTTTTTCTATGATTAGGTATTTCCGCGTACAACGGGCATTCTATCATAGATACGCACAATGAAACAAAGCCTCTTCCATACTTTAATCTATACTTAGGAAGTACGTTGGGATGAATTTTTAGCCCATCTTTAAATCCGTGATAACAACATACTCCTATCAACTCTTCTTCATACCCTACAAAATAAACTGTATCTTCTAATGGCGGGTCGAAATCTTCCGGCTTAATATCGTAATCGCCTTTGATTTCTGGGAATATCTCAGGATGACATAAGACATCTTTGATTTCCTCAGCATTAAAGGTTTGTTTAATGATCAACTGGATACCTCTGTACCCGTTATAAAACAAGTGATTCTATCGTTATTGCTTGCCATTGCTTGTATCTGGTCGCCGGTCACCAGCGCTTGTCCAATCAATCCTGGAGATAAGAAGTTATCGTTACCCCTTATTGATTGGTTAGAAATAATTTGATTTTCATCACCTGTACTTGATCGTATTAATCTAACTGATATTTTTGTTTGTGTTGACGTGTAGTTATTAAAGGTCGATGCATCGATGCCAACACTATCTACTCCATTTGGGGCGGTGTAAATCGTTTGCCAAGAGGTTGTGATTTTTGTAGCGAATACTAAGGATACCAAGGGTTTACTCGCCATTATGACCACCCCACTGAAAAGGCTATTTTTTCGCCATTACTTAGACTATAAGACATTCTATACCCTCTTTCCTCGACTGCTGCGACAAACTCCTCTAACGGTATTTTAGAGCTATCTGAGTGCAATATGTTAGTAACGTTATTTTCCTCCACCCGTCTAAGGTAGACTGTGGCCGAATATTTACCCTCGGCGATGGCTGCAGTAATAGCTGCATCTAGCTGATTGGCTGATTCTTCGCTATAGGTCATCGTGTGCTTTGCTACTAGATCTGATGCGGTTTTTGCGTCTGCTGCAGTTTGTAAAGCCACTATACGTCCTCCTGCCAACTAACTGATACATCCATATCAGAAGCTGGTCCACTTGAAACTCTTGCCACTAAAGCCAAAACATCACCAGGCGATATAAATGTATCTGTGTTTTCTTCGTCGTTGAAATTTGCCTCGGCTGGTGCGCCAACTGTAGCCGTAACCGATCCGACAAGCCTTCCACCACTAATGCCAACATTGTCCTCTGAGAATTCCGCTATAGATGTTGCTTTATCCACATAGTCAAAAATCAAATCACTTGTAAAAGTCGGGTTTAAAAACAACTCGAAAAAAGCCGTTTTGTTGCTCTGAGTTGACACTGATATAAATCTTGGTAGTAATTCAGCTCTGTTAATTCTTTCACCAAACTCAATTCTATTTCTGATAACAAAAACCGTTGTATTCGTTGATCCTATCGCTAAAGCAGAAGCATCTTCTGCCCTGATGCCCGAATCAAATCTTTTTTTTCCTTCTACATATCCAGAAGCATTTGAACCTTTCAGTGTAATGTTAGTTGTATTTCCAAGGTTTCTAACAATCCATCCTGATCTAAATGAGGGTGTAGTTACCGGCGGAATGGAATTATTACTGAAGTCGCTAATTGTGTGAACGAGCCTCATTTGGCCTTCATCATCTAGGATGCTGAATCTTGCTGCGCCGTAAACAAACCTTATCTGGTAGTAATTATTAGTTAAAGGATCAAAAGACAGGTCGCTTAAATCGTCGTCCCAACTAGATTGAGGTGTAAATTCAACTGTAACATCTACACCAGCGTCGACTTGAACCCAGGCCGCTACGGCTGTTGCAGAAGTAAAAGCAAAACTTCCTGCTGGACCTGATATCGTTGCTATAGCCGTAACCTCGTCATTGTTCGCCGTAAATCGGTAATTAGGTACTTGGGCGTTTAGACTATCGGCTATTTCAATTGCATTGTGTTGGACGGTTCCGGCTGTTAATGGCACTGTATAGCCTGTACCATCTACCGTTATAGTGGCGTTTTCTGCCCCTGCCGCCGGTGTCGTTACAGTCAAAGTTTGTAGCTCAACCTCTCCATTATGGGCGTAGATGATCCCGAAAGCTGTCCCAATGTACCCGAAAGTATAGGAGTTTTCAGCGTTGATTAATCCGCACGCCTGTTGGCTATCTGCCTGAGGTGTTCCAAATACTGCGTTTATCCTGGTTAGGGTTCCCTGTCCTTGCCTGTAGGTTAGTTCTCGCAAAGTTAAAATAGTAGCTAGGCCGTCTGCCGCCGTACCGGTTTGGCAGACAAATTGAGAATTTGATGCGGTAGTAGATCCTGAAGCACCCGAATCGGTGACTACAAAAACATTCTCGCCTAGTCCGTACTGAGCACCAGCCTGGGTTAAAGGTGTCACCTCTGCAACAGCTAAATCTCTCGTGCCGGTTTGCTGCAGCTCTTGTTGGACATTGTTGCTCATATTACTGCGTACTCACTACCATCAAAGACATAAAAATCTGACCAATTCTTAATATTAATTACTCTAGACGTTTTACCGTCTATACTTCCTGATACGGTTACTTTTGCAGCGTCCTGTTTTCGTTTGACGTGTATTTGATCATCTAATAGCGCATCAGTTGGTAAAGTGACTGTAATCGGGGTTGTATTGTTACATACAACAATTTCAAAAGGTGCCGCCGTATAGTCCGATGTTACATTAACCACTCTAAACCGGATAAATTCTAAAGCATCTATTCGAGCTGCGTTTCTTGATACTCTTGAGCTTGTGCTTGTTAGACTTTGCTCTGTGGAGTCAACAGCATCTTCTCCACCTCCGGTTCTTCTCCATAACTGAAGAATTACTCGATTGAGGTTGTCAAAATACTCCCTCACTGGTTCATTATTCGCTATCTTGGGAGGGTAACGAGGTTGCGGTGGAGGATTAACTGAGATAGCCATTATTTGTGCTGCCCTGTTAGTCTAAAAGTGCCACTAGCTGAGTAGATAGAGTATTGAATTGGATCTGAAGTTGTTAACCTGATCATCATTTCATAAAAAATATCTAATAAATCCATTTCAACCTGGATAGTATATTCTCCCAATCGGCCGACATCGCCCCATCCTCTCTCTGTCCAACTTCTGCCACCGTCAAAAGAGACCTCAAATTGAATCTTAGGGTTTTCTCCTTGCCCTTCAATTAATCCAACGCCGGTCTCCATAATAAACTTCACAGTAGAGGCCTGGACTTCTGCGCCTGGCCCAACCCCCAAAATTCTAGAGTCGATAGTAGATGTCACTCGTCTGCGTTGAATGGTTTCACCGTTATTAGTAAACGTATCTCTATCCAACTCATAAAGGTTCCCATTATCCTTATCGGCTACGAAGTTCTTTCCGTAAACGTTTATTAAGCTGGAGCCTTGATAGATTCCGCCTTCTGTCCCTGAAGATAACTCAAACCAGCCTTTATTTCCTAGCAACTCATTAACACACCAAGTTTTCCCTGCGGTTGGGAAAGTTAAAGCGTAAAAATTCATCCCTTGAATGGTAAATGTGTATCCTATGGCATCGTCAGTAGTTGAATAGCCCTCAATAGCGTTGCTAATTGCTGCTGTAGATATGCGTTGTCTTTGTCCGCCAGTAGTAAAGTAAATCGCATTATCATCTCCTAACCAGTATAAAGCCTCATCGGTGTTTGCTGGTGAGTGAATTGCTGATGTGCCTACTTGTATGATTTGCCCGTCTAACCTCTCAATCGGGGGATTCCCGACACCTGGATTCCAATAAGGCTCTACTGTTCGAGTTCCAAACATGTAGACGTTTTGTTGAAAAGCGTAGGTTCTAACTAGTTCATCTGGGTCCGATTCTGCCCTGGCTGCGTTTAGCCCGTTGGCATTGGCTGGGTCGTTAGGGTTTGCCACAACATATAAGTTAGTCGAGGTGTTTCCATAGATAATCTGGCTGTTTAGAAATGTTGCAGACGTTGAGCCTACGATATTTGCATCAGTAATTGAGCTAATAGTCGAGCCATCATAAATAAACTGCCCATCTTCACCGACTATGATTAGGTTTGCGCCGTCATCTGCCATAATCATACGCTGAGTGCCAGGGATATCCCCTATATCTGTATGATTACCTAACTTATCGAATGATTGTAATTTGGTTCCTGCTATCCTATAACCGACTTCTGCAAAATTATGCATCCCTCTATCTGGACCAGCACCTAATCCGACCTGCTTAAGCCCATAGAACGAGTGTAAAACAAAATTATCCTTCCCTTCTTCAACGGCTTGAGGGTAAAACATTTTACTTTCTTGAGATGCAAGCGGTCGTGACCTGCTTTGATAGCTTGGCCCTGTTGTATTAAATGGGATATTCTTTCTAAAAGCGGTCAAGGCGTGCTCCCTGCAACTTTCATAACAGGGGATGGGCCATATCTTCCGCGCTTATCAGCTTTCTTTGCACCTTCTAGAGATGCGATAAACTCACCCTTATATAGCGCTGTCATTTCGGGATCATTAGCAAAAATATACAAATGAAACAACGATCCATACAGATAAAGCTCAGGGTGGTTAGTTAATACCAGGTTGGTTGTGTTGCTTGATGTTAATGCCGCATCAACTGAGTAGTATTGTATTTCAATATCAAAAGCTTCGTCAGGAGTGCGATCTAACTCTATTTGATTTCCAATCACAGTAAAGAAACAAGGCCTGCCTGCATCATCATCGAATCTACGCATTTGCTCTGGTGCGCGATACTCTAAGAAATCTGTCTCATTGACAATATCTAACCGAGTATTTCTTAATTCGGCATAGTTGCTTGGCAAGCTAACAAATGGGGTAGTTGTTAAAACAGTTAAAGTGTCGGTAACCTCAAGCTGCTTGATTCTTAAAGGCTCTACTGGCCTTCCATCCAGAATAGGTGGGTTATACATTGATTTTTCAGCTAACGTAATAAAATCATCAACCTTTAAGTCGATATCTCGTCGATGCGAATAATCGATAATGCTTTGTTTTAGCTCGCTGTAATTAGAAAACGGCATAAATCACCTTAAAAAAAGGGGCCGAAGCCCCAAGGGGTAGTTTACTGTTAAGAGTCAGCTTTCTTCTTAGCTTTGGTTTTCTCTCGCTTTAATGATGCCGCCATTTTGGAGTATTCTTTCTCTCCGTCTTTGGTCAACTTCATCCAAGAGCCAAGATTGTCTTTGATTTCATCGCCTTCTAACCACATTTTGAAGCCTAAAAAGTCAAAGTCCTCATAGACACCATTGTGGGCTAATAACCCTCTAAGCTTGAGTCCATCAAAACCTCGTTTGATTGCTGTTACTTCCATCATTATCTCCTAATTACGTGATACTGTAATTGTTCGCGTAGTCATTATCCTGATCAATAAAGTTCATCGGTAATAAGTATGCGCTGCAAGTAATACTTGGAGTAGTACCCCCAACATCATAACGAATACCAATAAACTGCTCGCTTTCCGATAAATCGGTAGGCGGGATAGGGATAATAACTTTAAACCCAGGGACAAGGAGGTCAGCATCTTGGGCGGGTGCTGTAGGCGTACCCGCTTCAAATACTCGCCGCCCCATCAATTGACGCCCGGTAGTTTGTGCCGCATCAGAAGCGTACTCTACTTCGAAAGTATAGCTTTCATCACCGGTACCCTGGTCTGCTGCTACTTCTACATAGAATACAGCAGCCATTGCTTCACCGTTACCAATTGAGCGATCCTGAGATAGGTCAATTACATTAGTTCCAACCGCGTCAGCCGTTACAGCCTGAGAGTCAGAGAATTGATTTTGTGAATCTAAATAGCTCATCTCAGTCTCCTTATACTACTTGAGTTTCAGTTTCAGTTAAGCGATCAACCAGTCGGACCGGAATACCTAAGAATCGTAAGGTGAAGATATTCTCGCCGAATTGATTAAATCCTGGCTCAATGCTTAACACGTTATTAGAGCGTTCTTGCGCAAGCACACGTAAGTGCGAGAGCACTGTACGATTCGCGTAAAACGCTGGGCTAATGTTATTAAGTGATGGCATACGGTCAATTGCACGACTCATCAATTTAGTAATCGAGGTTGATGCTGTTGGGTCTTGCGTACCCGTCAGACCTACTAGGTCACTAATATCGATGTTTGCAATTCGCACCGCATAGCGCCAATCCTTGACCACTAGCCCATGCTTCCAAACATAACGATCCATATAGGCACGGAAACGGTCATTGTTAGAGTCGAATGCATCTTGGATTCCTAAATCTTCATGATCTAAACCAACATTTGAACCTTTGGGAAAGATGCCGTGCACTGTACGCTGACCCCAACCAACCAACCAAATAGAAGAGTTATCTGATCCAGTCCCGCCAGCATCGAGAATATTCTGTCCGTTGGGCGCCGAAAGGTCATTGTATCGGTTCGCTAAACCGACATACTCTTCTGGGTTGGCATTACTACCGTAAATCATTGTGTCCGCTTGGCGCTGATTCATCGCTTCAAGAAAAGCTTCTGACTCGCTCAAACGATACTCGTTAGTGTTGCCGTTTAGTTTTGCTTCATCCACATCGACCTCACTACGGGCTTCTAAAATAGAGGTCGGCTCAGTGATTTGCGCTGTGGTTGATTTGCTTTTAGGGACACCAGCGTTTATTAATCGATAAAAAACATCTGGTAGACCAGTTCGGATTGTTACTTGCTCTCCAGTCGGTAGATTACCCTCTTTCATCATCATATCTTCGAGGATTTCGTTAGTCTGTGAAAGAATCTCAACAATCATTGAAGTCTTGCCATCTGGATCTAGACGCTTTGCCCAGTCCGTCAAGGTTAAGACTGTATTACCTAAAGTTGCCATAATTACACCTTAATTTTAACTTGAGTAAAACCTATCGGCGCGAGACAATTTCTGCTTAACTTGCGTCTTTTTCGGCTTCGGAGATATAGGAACTTTTTTTACAGCCTTCTTAACTTCACCAGCCTTATTAACTTGCGCATTCCATTTAGCAGCGTCTATCAAGGTTTGCCAGTGTTTGGCGGTTACCACTTGATTCTGCTCTTCTATTGTGTAGCCAGTTTTAACAAGGTAATCGCTTAAAAGCTTCATATCTTTAGTATGAGCTTCTGTCGGACTGCCATCTTTGAACCATTCAGGATTGTTAGATTGTAAAATCTGCTGCTCCCTTTGCTGCTCTTCAGGCGTTAGCTTTACCTCGGTTTGCTCGGCTCGCTTAAGCTTTGCATTGGCCACCGCATTAATACGCGCTTCTTTAAGCTCTTTTTGCTTCGTATATTCCGGTAGATCGTATTGTCTTAGTTCATCCCAATCGATCGCTTCATCAGTCTGAGCTATTAAGGTTTCCATTTCAGTGATTAAGTCATCAACGCCTTCTAACTTTGTTGCAACGGCCTTGGTTACTTCACCCTGTCGGTCTGCCTCGAATAGCTTGCGCTCTTCTGCTAGTTTTTGGGTCTTCTTTGTGTAATCAGATTGGCGTAAATAGCCCTTTTCCCACTCTTTTATCTGCTTGAGATTAACCTCTCTTGCTTCACCGTCCTTTTGTGACAGTTCAACAAAATACTCATCATCAGATAATTGTGGCTCTGATTCTTCAGATTCGGTTTCACCTGCTCCCTCTTCACTTTGAGTTTCCTCCTCTAGGACCTGCTCTTCTTGAGATTCGTCAGCATCGACTTCTTCCGGTGCTTGATTGTTGGCTTCTTCGGTTGGTTCTTTCGACTCCGTTTCTGCCTGGCTGTAGAACATATCAGGGTTCCAGCTAGGAGTTTCCTGTTCGCTCATATTATAATCCTACTATATTTTTGGCCTTGTTTGCTAGTTTCTGCATTCGGCCTAGTTCATTTCTAGCTAGCTTACCAGTTTGAATTGCCTTGATTAGTCTAGCCTCCACAACATTTAAAGACTTCATTTGCCTATAAATTTCTTCCCGCTTCTCTTTCTCGCCGTGGTCGGTCTTAGAAAAAGAGACGAATAATTCCGCTTGGTAGGCCATTAAATGACCTTTAATACCATTTAAAATAACTTTGGCTTCTTGCTCTTTAATAACTTCATTAGTAAGATGCTCTGCCTTCTCTTGTTCGTTCATATTGCGCTGCCCGGTATGTCTCTATTGGTTTCAGCTTCCAACTCTGTGAGTTTGAACGCCATCTCTTGATCATGTTGTAACTGCTCTTGATTTGTCTCAATATTGAATTGCCGATGCTCTTCTTGAAGCTTGGCGATATCAAGTGCTGCCTTCTTATTGTCTGCTTCAGCCTTAGATTGAGCCTTAATGATTTCAGGTTGTAATAATGGGTTTTGTAATTGTTGCACTTGAAGTTGAAGCTGTTGAACAATGCCTCTAAGCATCTCATTCTCTGCCGTAACTAATTGATCTGGACGTTCAGGATTATTAAAGAATTCACCGATGTTATGAATATCAATAGATTTCAATAGGTTTTCAAGTGTGTTGTATATTTTAACCTCATCGACTAATGGCGATTGCTGAGCCTTCAGCTGTTGCTGTAAATTATAGATTGCTGTTAGCGTTTTCCCGCTTCTCTCACCATCACCCGCACCCAAACCTATTGTGCTTCTGGCTGAGTGCTGATATTTCCACTTCGTTGGGTCGACAGTTAGCGGCTTGCCTAATACTAATATCTCAGTTTCGGTAGTCTGATATTCAGACACTAACCAAGCTATACCTTCATAAGCTCTACGATATGCTGTTTCAGCAATTACCCTGGCTACGAGTTCAATCTTGGCTTGTGCCGCATCCTTAACACCCTCAAAACGTGTAGCGGTTTCTTTCTCAAATTGATCGGCTTGTAATCCTTGGTTAGCCAGCAATGTACCTGTGGTTTGAGCGCGTGACTGGTCCATATACTGAACCACTTGCAGCGCTCTATCACCGATATAATCAACGTTAATAGGAAAAATCGATTGACCTGGATTGCCCTCGCCATCTACTCGAACGATGCCGTTAGGGCGTTTAACTAGAAGGTCATCATAGTTAACAGCTTCATTAACACCCATCTGAGGGGCGTTATGAGCATAAGAATTGTCCAATATCCCACGCACCAAAGCTGTCTTAACTTCTGCTGTGGGAGCCGTGATTTCCGCTCGACTTCTTCCAACCATCGAGTGCGGCATTAAGATTGCTGAAGTAATAGCATAGGGTAATATGTCAAACGGCTCATCCTCTAAGATGATATCGCCGGATTTTACAATATGCCTGCGCTCCGCTACTCCGTCACCGTCTTTATCGATACGAACATAGAGGTCGCTAATCTCTACCTCTTCGTTAGCCCAATCACCAAAATCCTCTTCTCGTATACCACCTTCGTCATCAAAACGAATTTCTTTTAAGTTGGTCCGCTCCTCTGTATTGCCTCGTCGAGGAAGTTGAGCAACCTGATTAATAGTAAAGCCATCCTGAAGAAGCTCACCTCTTGTTTTGCGAGACCTATCGCCTACTAATGTTGCTTCATCTTCATCCACTGCATTTGGGCTAACCAATAGATTCTCTAAAGGAATACCCATCAGGTTAACTTCTCGAATTATTCTCGTCACCTCAAAGGTTACATCCACGGTTTCTTGGTCTTGCCCTTCCCTAATCTCTGACCTTTCGACTATTTCAATATTTTCTACATCTTCACCATCTAAGTCTTCTTGGACCCTGGCGAGTTCTTCAAATGAAATATCTTCTTTGGTAACGGTTTTCTTTTCGGTGCGCTCTTCAATCATGTATTTTAGAGCGCCGACTTTTTCAATAAGAATATCTTTAAGGAATCCGTGATTGATGCGGAATGAATTTTTCTGACCTCTAACTATCCAGTCTACGTACTCGGTCTTTTCTCTGGCTTCGTCGATATCTTCTTGTTCTTGGCCGTTAGGCTCAAAGATAACAATCTTGGCTGCACCTAGGAAGTTACGTGCAAGGCTAGGCATATCAGCCTCAACCACGTCAGCTACGTCATTTGATACAATTTTAGACCTTTCTGGCTGTTCGTCACCGTATAATTCACCCTTATACCGGCGTAAAAGCTCTTCATTCTCTACATTGAGGTCGTCATTAACTTGGATTGCGTCAGCTTCATAGCTTCTTAAGAGGCTTAAATATTCGCCTTCTGTGAGTTTGTGTGGTCTACTCGCCATTAAACAATGCCCGCATTAGAATAGTTTATAGGTGTCCAAACCTTTTTAGCTATAGGCTTAAACAATGACATCATACCCGAATCCGTCATATTTGGCGAATCTATATCAAGCTTTTTCATTTCTTGTTTGCTCATAATCTGAATTAATCCGTTTGAATTAAGCCTTTGAGGTATTCTGCAAGTCTCGGCTTTAAGTTTGACTATGTTATCTACACCGTCTGAGTCAATACTAATCATTTGATCTGGATCAACATACGCACCATGAACAACGCAACGATAGGTATTGTAAAATCGATTAGCCAGGTCTATATAATACTGCGCTCGGTTGTTCTTGAAGGTTTCAGCAAATGTCTCTGGCTTGTCTTTATTATCATCCATAGGCATATACTTTGAATCTGCGTTATCCTGACCTGAACCACTCAAACTTCCTTTAAACATATGATATTGTATTTTAGTCCCATGAAAGGCGTCTGACACTTGCCTCTTAAGCCCCGCGCCCATGCCATCACCATCCCAAACAAACCAGTCCGCCTTATCATTGATAGCCATTCCTGTCGCCCAGTCCGTACATTCATCTATTTCACCACTATCCTTTTATTTAACTTTAAGGAATATCGAGCCATGCCTTAACGTGTAGCCTGCTGAGTCTGCACCATCATCAAATGGATCATAACCCACGACTTTAGCCCCTTTAGGTTCGAACACTTTCTTAAGATGTTGTTTCTTGTGGGCGTCGATAGCGGCCTCAAACCATTCATCCATGATGATTGCGTTCTCCACTGTGTCATTGAGTTGACCTTCCCATATCCAGTTATACTTAGCTCTTGATAGGTGCTCATAATCCCATGACCTTAATGCTTCTTGCTCATCGTTCCACCAAGGATTATCTCGCCAATTCACTACGACGATATAATGCAGCTCATCCTGATATAAGCCAGACTTCTGCAATTCAGCTAGATAAGGAGTGATAAATCGTTTACTAAATGGATCAGCGCTTGATTGCGGGTTGGCAGTAAACCAACATTGTGCGCCTGGGTTTCTTAGTATCGTTGGCAAGAGCTTATCAAGACTAGCCTCACTTGCTCTGTGCGCTTCTTCAAACCATGAATACTTGTAATCTTGTGCTGATTGCATGGCATCTGGATTACGGTTGGCCCCCTTATAGGTAGTAACTGCGCCGTTAGGGGCAATTATTTTATTCTCTTGGATAGTCCAGCCTTCGAGCATTAGGCGTTTGTTGATGCTGCCTTTGATTACCTTATGAACAGAATCGTTAATAGAGTCCTGAAACTCCCGTAGACAATAAATATCAGCCGCTTCAGTATCCATCTTGAAAGTGGCCATATCTCCTACACCGATAGACTTACCACTACCTCGGCCACCTATTGCAACTTTGATGGGTTGAGGCTCAGTTAGAAAGGGAAGAAGCTTATAGTTTACTTTAAGAGTTCTCTTCATCTACTTCGTCAATTGGCTTAACTGGCTGAATATCCCACTCTACCTCTGTAACTTGTATTGGTCCTCCCTGTGGCCCTGTAAGCTCCCTCTCTTGCTTTTCGTGGTATCCATGCTTACCTAAGACTAGCTTTGTTATCTGCGCGTTAAGGTCTCCAGAGAGCCCACCATTAATCAATTTAATGTGTTGCCTTTGATTCAATCTTTCTAATATATGTAAAAATTCTTTGTTTTCTTCCCTCTCAGACCAGTTATAAAGCGTCTTTGCTGTTACCTTTAAAACGTCAGCAAGCCCCACAACACTGGGAATGATGTGACCATACTCATCGTAGTTATCTAGATATTTATTAGCTTTATCTAATATATTTTGGTTGTATTTGGTTGGGCGTCCTTTAGGCATCGGGTAACTTCTCTATCTTAGGCCTACCAACAAAAAGAAACACTAAGCAACCTAAGCTAAGAGTCCATATCACCCCAATCGCTACACTTAATGACCCTTTATCGAACGCCGTCGCGTCAACCCAGGCAAACAAACATGCCAATGTTAATATAACTGCAGCAAATAACTTCATAGATTAGCCTCTTCCAATCTTCTCTCAGCAATAAATAGATTAGTTGCTGTTTCGTCTAATAGTTCGTTAGTGACCTTAATCACGCTTAATAAGTCTTGCTTGACGTACTTGCTCATTGGTTTATCGCCGTACTTCTTGTGCATTCTTTGCTCTAGGTCTTGCATTGCTTGTATAGCCGGAGTCATTTGTGATTCCTTTTAGGTTGTTCACTTCTTGCGTTTGTTTCTGGTTTTCTTGTTCTTTCTGGCTCTGTCGCCTCGTCTTGGGCCTGGCATTACTGCTCTCCTGGTGGATGTGAGTTTAGTTTTAAACTATCAATCTCTTCAATTAATAGTCTCTGCGTATCTTTAAGGCGATTAATTTCTTTTCTTATGTCTTGGTTGGCTAAGATATCTTTCTCTGCTTTCATTAGCTCTATCTTTAACATGCCGTTTATATAGTCCTCAGCGCGTATGTGGGCCATATTAAGAGAGAATGATATTGATAGGGGTATAAGGCAGATAAATGCAAGAAGAACCCATAGCATACGTGGGGCGTTGTCTATGATTTTATTGAATATTCTTTTTTTGGGTTCTTTGGATTCCATCTGTCAGTCCATTAGGTTGTTGACTGGGGAATTATAGCACACTTACGTTAATTGATGTATTGCTTGTGTCTCCACCGATAACCTTTGCGTAAAGAGTGTGCCCTGTTTTGGCCTCAATTTTAAAATAATCAGCCTTCGTTGTCCATTCATACCCTTGGGCGCCATCAGATTCTAACCTGAATTTGACTTGAGCATCTTTAGCAAAGTTTCCACCAACATTGACATACACATCTGCTGTCAATGCTTGGTTAGATTCTGCGTCTGATTTATTCGCGCTAGTAAGTAGTAAAGCCATATGTCACCTGTTTATAGCTGGATTGATTGCTTTGATTATACCAGATTTAACCGCTTTTGAAATTCCTGAAGAACTACCTTGTAATTGCCCTCCTCCAGAAGTATTAATAACGACTGTTTGATCTGCAGCCGCTCCCCATCCAGTGCCGTCATTGACTCGGACCTCAAAGGTATAAGTTCCGTCTGGCGGACTGCCTGAGATAGTGAAAACACCAGTATCAGCAACCGACACCCCATAAGCTGTGGGTGTTGCGCCGTCATATAAGATGTTTTCATATCTCACCTGGTCGCTTGTTGCTAAGTCACCCGCCGCCGTTATCCTATCGCCTGATGTTGCTGGTGTGCCAATATTCACGTAACTATGTGTGGAGATTGGATTGGTGACTTGCGCTATAGTGTCGCTGTTGCCGGAATTATTGGTTAACTCGACAACATGAGAGCCATATTTAAGGACTGACGATTCAATATCTAAAGTGTATTGAACGGACGTATCAGACCATAATGACTCTGTAACATCCTCACCGCCGACAGTAACCGCGCCAGTGCCTTGAGTTGCTTCAAAGTCAGTGCCGGTAATCGTGGATTGTGTGTTAGTGACTATCGGCGTAGATATGCTTGATATGCTTGGCGTTGGACTACCGCCTGCAGCAGCCTTTAAGATCACAACATAGTGATGACCGATTGACGAAGCATTAATATTTCCAGC